TGATCAACAGCACTTAACCCAGGATTAACCGTTAATATATCGGTTAGTATTTCTCCAAATCCATCTACAAACATTAGGTTAGAATCTCCCCACCCTCATATATTTTAATTTCATCAAGAGTTGCATTTTGGAATTTTGGATTAAGCCATGTAGTTTTGTATCTGTAAGTTCCTCTTGATCCACCATCTGTTCCCATTATAGTACTAGACTTGGTGTCGTCTCTTGAGGTCAGGCTAACTGTCTCGCCCTTACCAGAAAGCTTGTTAAAGTATTTAAAGATTGCTAAAAGCTCATCTTTCAAAACTTCAGTTCTTGTCTCAATACCCTTATATTTAGGAATATTTAACTCTTGAAGGGGATCTGATTTTGGACCAAAGGTATGCCGCTCAGAGAGCTTCTTCATTGTTAGATCCTTTAGAGTTATGTCATCAATAAGGAAAAACTTCTCGGTGTCGCCAGGGACTAAGAAAGTCTCTACTACGTAGTTTTGATCTTTCCTATGAACATCACCAAAGTTAACCTTGTAATCCTTGGGCTCTATTAGCTTATTGTTTCTAGTATTAAATTTAATGCTTACGTTAAGGAAATCATCTTTTCTTAATTTTGTAACGGGAGATTTAATAGATCTAGTTACAATATCCAAGCATTTGAAATTACTGGCTTCAGGTGTATTTATAGGTTTAATTACTTGTTCTTGTAAGAACAGGTGTGCATACTCTTCTAGTAGCTGTTTTTTAGTTACTGTTGAACTATGATAGAGCCATTCGCCATTTGGAGTTAAAGACCACATGTTATCCCCCTCCGGCTTAGTATGTATCCACACCCCAAACTCTCTACCTCCGATACTTCTACCAGTGTCGTCAGAGATTAACCCATCCATACTTAATTCAAAATCATGATTAGGGAGAAGGAAATTAGTGTTTAAAGGTCGATCCCCCTCATCCCATAAAGTTTGTTTTGAAATATCCATACGGATTCTTGGAAATTGAGGGATTCTAGATCTAGAGAGAATGAATGTTCTCCCAAACATGTGAGGATCATCTCCCTCCTTAATGAAATTTTTAGAAACTCTAAACACAGAGAAAGAACTATCGTCTGCTTTTTCTACCTGCAAAGGTCCACTAGTATGAATAAGCTCAACACCCCTCACAATAGAAGAAACAACAAGCTCAGGCTTTGAACCGACAATCATCTTGCTTGGAGTCCTGGCTACAAACGCAGAGACCGTATCGAATGGTGCAACATTAGGGCGTAATTCGTGAACATCTCCTATAGAACTGGTGACAATATCTAGACCAGTATTATACAATGAATTGAAATCGTGATTAAAAAGAAGAGGCCCATACGTGTGAGAGAATATATTAGGACCATCTAAATCTAAAAGTCTAGGAGAAAGATTATGCTGATGGAACTCGGTGGTGTAAAGTCTGTATAGCCTGTAAAGATCCCTACCAAACTCAAAATTGTAATAATCATCTATGCTGGATGGAAAGCTAAATCCTTCTAAGTTTAAGTTGGTTCCTCGAATAGCTGCGTTTGTCCAAAAGCTATCTGGAAGTAAGTTAAGTTGATCAACTAAATTCTCTAAAGCCTCCATATTAAACTGATCAATGGTACCTTGTGCTCTTAATCTTCTTATTTCATTTTCAATTACAGGTGGACCTGACTCAGCAAAAACTCTGATGAACTTTTCTCTCTCAGAAATATTATACATTGCCCTGTAAATATCAGGTAGTTGACTTCGATCATTGTAAACACTGGAGAGATCGAAGGCGCTCACATTTGTTGAATGGAGCCTTCTACCCCTTGAAGGCATAGTTGTATTAACTGCATATCCAAAATAAGAGTTTAGTGAATCAAGATCCTCACATTGTTTATAAACGGGTGGCAAGTTTATATAACTACTAACAGGACTGAAGTCTCCAATTGAAGGGTCATACCCTAGAGGAATTGCGCCAGCTTGTCCTTCTGCGGTACCGCTAGTCGTGTGGCCTTCCATGTCGAGGAAGCTAGGCATGTTAAACCCAGTCCTGTCGAAGTAACCAGCTTTGGGTGTAGAGTTTTTATAGCTCCTTCTTCTAGAACTTCTTCTTGGTAACGAACCTAAAGAACTTGCACTAAGAATCCTTGGGGATACCGCTGATTGAGTATCTTTTCTTGAGAGAACTTTGCCAACAGGACCAACTCCTCTTTTGTAAGAGGCTAAGTAGAGACCCGAAGCTAAGTAATTATTATTTGCAGCTACAATATTCTCTGGGCAATCAGGTGTGACCAACGGTAAGAAGTATTCATCATTGCCGTATAGGTTATCGACATCCCCAGAAACCTCAAGAGATATCAAAGGTATGGAGTGAGTGGGTGCAAACTTCTTTGTCATTTGAGAAGCGACAACCACTGCATCACCAGTGTCAGCGGTGATTAAGCCTTTCTTTGTAAAATCAAAAGAGTTAGCATTAATTGCTAATTTAAAATGAGAGGATTTACCAGACCAAAGAGACAAATACTTAAGACCTTTACTATTGGCGTTATCAATCATTCTAGAAAGATTTGGAGGATCTTTGTATCCACTTGTAAATAATAAGAAAGATCCATCTCTGGGCTCATCGTTAAAATCTAAGCTGTGCTGAGTAAGGTAGCCACTAACATCTATTGCAAAATCATTACGCACTCCAAAACAAACCAGTCGATCAGCTATGAAATCTATCATTGGTTTATTTAATTCCACGTTTACGTAATAAGGAAACTCTTCATATGGAGGTATTGGATTAACATTACCTCTGTAGAAGAATCCATCCTCTATATTTGGTATGTTGAATTTATCGGGAAACTTTAGATATATCTCATGTAAAATTCTATCTGTAGCTCTGCTAATGTTGTCGTCCATACTAGAGGTTGTATAACCTAGTACGCCCATTTCTTGAGAAAGATTGGGAGTCCATGTGTCGTAACTCTCAAAGAATCTTGATTCCGTTGCTAGGGAGTAGTAGATTAGATAGGGGACATAAGATTCCCAAAGTTCAGCTAAACTCGTTTGAATTGGAAATTGATCTTTAGGAAAGACAGAATTTAATGCAAATTGTATGGACTTCTTAGTGCCCACAGTTTTGTAGATATCAGTAGCGTTCCTAAGCTGTAGTCTCCATCTAGCAGGGTCTGATCCAAATAAATCCCATCCAATTAGTTTGGCTAGTAATGGTAAGAATTCATCTGGGCAATCTTCTAAATCATAAATTGTGGATATGGTTTCAGAAAGATTGTCAATGTCATAAGCCAGGAAAGATAAAGCTCTTATAAATCTAGCGAAGGGACCATCTTCAATTTTACGAGTGGTTAAAATAGATGAGTCTAAAAAGTTCTCAAATTTATTTCTGACTCTAAAATCAGATTTATCAGAATGCAGAGGAGAATAGACAATATCTATCCAAGTTTTAAGTTTGTCTAATTGTTGAGTTCCACTTAAATCAAATCGAGATCCTGCTGAAAAATATTCTTTTGGATAAAAGTCTAAATCATTTCTCCAGATATATTCCATCAGGGCTTGGATGGCGTCTGAAGTGTTAATTGACTTACCTTTAAATAGTTTATTAACTATTAGATCCGCCACCAAAGAAGAACCATCGAAGCTTGTGCCAGTTGTATTAAGGAAGTATAGCCAAGAATTCTTAGTAACCAAGTACTCGTGTATTTCTGCCGGTGAAGATACTGCGGTTGAAGAGGGTTTATTTAATTCTGTTGCAGGTATTATTGTAGAATCTACATAAGAACTAAAACTTTCTACAGTTTGAAATTCTTTAAAGCTTTTATCAAATAAAAACAGTAAGATATCGTTTTCAAACTCTTCTGGGGTTATGTCAGTTAGCTGATTTTGTTTTATAAAATATGGGGCTATACCAGCAAATGTATTGAGACCCTCTGATGAACCGCCCGCAATAGAACTAACATTAATTACAGACGCAATATTATTAGCTAAACTTATGTTAGAGTTAACTACGACATCCGCAAGATCATCTTCTTTGGGGGAGTTTTTCCTGTCATCCTCATACAAATACTCTGGTATGAGATATTTGATAGCCTCAAAGTAATTATGCCGATGATACTCTCGGTTGTTTAGATAGCTTTTACCTGACATTACACGAACTCTACACTTATGTTTAAATTATTAAGTTGAACAATCTCATTGAATCCAACTTTTATGGGAGACTCTACATTGTCAACGCGAGCAAAACGTATATTAGTTTCATTACTAAGTATAAACCTTATAAGATCTTGAGGTATGAAACTCTCTCCAAAGTCTGAGTTATCCACATTAAAGTATTGTTGAGTTAAATCTCTAGCAGATTGAATTATTGAATTTTGACCTAATCTAAAATTGTCATCTAATGTGATGATCAAGAACAAGTCTAGAGTTCTGATAAGTCCATCAACAATGACGATTTCGTCGGTTAACATTTTCTTGGGCTCTATTGACTCAAGTAATTGTTTTTTGTATTCTTGTGTAGCTCTTCTAAGTTGGGTGTCAGACGCTTTCTCTAAAACAAACAAATCTATTATATTGGCAGATGAAAATGCTCTTCTTACAATAGCAGCAGCTTTTCCTGTGGATCCAAAATTAGAAGCGAAACGATTAGCATGTCCCTTAAAGTCTTCAAGGGTTACCAATCTATCCTGACTGCGGTAGAACAAAGGGGCATATCTTTTGGCGCTTTCAATAGTTTCAGCGTTCCTTCCACCTGTGGCTAGGCTAGTATTCTCAAGCGTACCCTGCTGGTTGGTCAGATCCGCTGCGCCTCCTGTTCTCTTAAGGTCCACGAATAGCGGTGCGTTAATAAAACTTTCCGCTACATTACCACGACTTCCTCCCCCGATTCTGTAGGTTATTGTGTAATTATCACCGACAGCCGGGGCTTGCCCAATGGAATTATCTCCAAAGAGGATAGAAGCTCTAAAGTCCTCATCCGTGGTTACCTGGAATACCTTATCAGAGGGTCCAGATGCAAAGTAAATATTGTCCTCCTCCTTATAGATGCCTTGAGTCGCAGCAGTGCCAGTTATGAATACTTGAGCACTTCTTTCAACATAAGGTGCTTGACCTAGCTGAACTTGTTTGATAGCATCAGGAGAAGTGAAGGAGCCAGATTCAACAACTAAAGATCCTTCTTGCAAAACAACATCATTAGCAGTTACAACACCTGAATCAGCAGTGGTAGGTATTTGTAAGTCTGTGGACGCCTGATCGAGATCAACGGTGCCGTCACTCTTAAGTTTATACATAGTGAAGCTAAGAGGACCTCCATCCTCAGTAGAATTTATGTTGATTGTCCTGTTGGCTTCAGCTACGAAAACAGCAGAGACGGTGTCGTCTGCGGTTTGAACTTGAATTTGAGCATCGGCTGCTGAAGATATTGGACCCTTAAGTCTAACTCCCACAAGCTCTAAAAGTCTTTTTACACTGTCCCTACTTCTAGCGGTACTTAGAAAGTTTTCATTAGCTAAATAGTCTGCTTTGTTAGATTGAATATGCCCAACCGCAGACATTAATTCAATCAAAAGAGTTCCAAAGTCTGAAGATTCAAAGTTATTGTAATCTAAAGGAAAAGTGGCTTTTACATAATTAATTAAAGCCTGCCTATATGTCGCGAAATCTGCGGCGGCAAAATCTATTAACTTGGTCTTATCATCTAGTTCTGATGGTAAAAACTTTAAAAAGTCTGACTGTACGGTTCCTGAGAATGCTACCATTAAACTTTAACTCCAACTCTAAAGTACGGGATTTGCGCGTTATCAAAAGCACAATACAATAATATTTTTAAACCAGATTCACCAAACCTTGTGACCTGTAGTTTACCAATAGAAACTTTCTTAAGGTATTTACGAATACTAGTCGTAACGTCATCTTTTATTGCTAAAAAAGTTCCCTCGTCCAAGGGTTCAAATAAAAAGTTTCTGGCGTTACAACCATAATCCCCTAACATGAATCTCTCCCCTGGTATTGTTCTAATTACGTCCCTAAGTCCAGAGCTAACCAATTTAGCATTGACTGCCTTTGAGAAATAACCTCTCTCAGGAGACTTTGGAATGGGATAGCGCAATCCAGATAGCTCCTGTAGTTTATTATCTACTGTGCTAGTTATTCTCCTAGAAGGAGTCTTACCATAAACTTTTACTGTCGGTGATAATGTCATGTTAGTTTAATAAATTTAAAAAAGTTTTTATTAGCTCTGTAGTTGTTTGCTACTTGAGAAGCAGTCAGAGGCTGTGAGTAGAATTTTATACCACCTATTTTTCCTTTAAATCCACTATCAAAACCTCCAAAAGTCCCACCTGTAAAACCACCGGCTCCAGGTTCTTCTGGGCCTTGAGGACATCCGTCAGTGTAACCTCCCCCAATAATCCAGGGAGTAAAGAATTTATCTAGTTTAGGCCCAGCAGAACTGTTATACTCAAAGGAACTAGAAAGAGTTAATGAAGGAATCTTTGGAGTCATCCTAATACCAGTTCCAAAAGTATCGAAATACCCTGAGGTAGCTAATAATTCTGAGTCCAAATAAACACTAATTCTATCATTTGGGGGGTCAAAGGTTACTGCTAGATGGCAAAATGCTGTTCCACAATCCGAGAACGAAACAACTTCAGAACTTCCTACCTGAGCACTTACTGGGATGGTGATGCCATGCCAATGGGTATTGTTCGCATTACAGGGTTCTTTATTTATAAATCCAAGACTAGATGAATCATATGATTGCGTGGGCGCTAGAACAAATACAGATGCGGATGCTGGATTATCTTGCTCACGATTACTGGCCTCAACTCCCGATGTAAATCTCCGATCCCTGGTGAAGCCCATAATCATACCCCGAACAACTGAATTGCCCTCATCTAAACTCATAATCTCTCTGTTTTCTTGGGGTGTGGTACCACTTAAAATTCCTATATTTTCGTTAGCCAGGATTAATCTGTATAATCCACTTACATCTCCCTTATCAGAGGTTACATTGTAAGAAGAATCCTGTCTCGTTCCTGAAGCCTGAATCCAAGCTTCAAAAGTTCCACCCTTTTTTGAATAGAGTATATCTTGAAGTTCAGTGACCTCTGGCAATCTAATGTAAGATCCCGCGCTAACTCCCTGTAAGAAAGCAGTTCCCAGACCGTTTTGAAACAACCCTGAAGCATCTCCGACTATTCGAGCGTTATAATCAACACCATTTTCTGAACTATTGAAGACTCCAAATTCCCCATCGTTAGGGGAGCTTTCTTTTACTGACAGCAAGTTGTAAAGAGCAACAAGCTGCGACTCTAGAACTGTTTGAGTTAAAGGCAGAATGGGTGCTGAGGAGGCAGGAGCATTGTGATCTATTATCGCGCCCCTGGCAATACCAGCTAATAACAGATGGTCAACCACAACTGGGTCAGTGGATTCAATTTTCTGAGTGTACTTAACCTCTAGGGGCAAGACCACACCTTCAACATCATCTTGTCTAATTACAAACTTTTTCTGTTGCTCTATGTCAATAAAAAAGTTAGTCCCTTCCATATAAGAAAAATCATTAATTGGTATGCCCCCTGGATCGTAAGTAGGCCCAGTCCCATATAAAACGGGGATCTTTACCGCTAGCTCTATTTGTTTTTTTCTTTTGTTCGCTTTTTCGTCAAAGAATGCTGTTTCAGATAATAAAGTCTGTTTAAGATTGTCAATTAAAATTGTAGCGGAGCCGCCAGTTATCATCTCTGTTATCTCCGAAGAGACATCAAAGACTTTGCGATCTCTCTGTCCGTTAATGCTTTGTAGGATTCTATCCTCGTCATAAAATTTGGTGAGGGCTCTAGAGTCATCAATTCTATTAGGATCTAAAAGGCTGTTGAAATAGAATCTGATATTATTAGAGCTAAGTCCTTTACCTCTCCCTCCGATGTTGGGATCAAAATCCAAGTTCCAGTGCTTTTCTCTTTCTAAAGACTTTCTCTTACGAGCTAACTCCAGGAGGGCAGGCACTAATCCCTCGGATGTATCGTAGTAAAGACCATCAACAGACAGAACGAACTCGCCATTTACTGCCCTAGGTGGACCAGCCTGAAGCCTAAACACGCTTTCAATCGGATCCTCTACCTCAGGAGCATCAAGGAATTTAGGTTCTAGATCAGGGTTTACCTCTCTCTCAGCTAAAACGGTGTCAATAATATCAATTAATCTTCCAATTTTTCGGTTAGCTTCTTGAGCCTTTTGAAGTTGTGCTTGAGCAAAAGCATTTTGACCCTGAATAACTTGGTTATATCCACCGTTAAGAAGATTTTGTTTTCTTTGCCCCTCACCCTTTGACCCAAATACAGCCAGTAGTTGACCAAAGCATTGTTGAATGTCTCTTAATTGTTGAACAGTTGTTAAATAGTTTTGATACACTTGTGCTGCTGCATTTGCAGCAGCGTTGAAGGCTCCCATCATAGATCCTAAAGCCTCTATGAAACTAGCACTCCCTAACTCCTGTCCAAGTTTGTTTATACCTGAGAAAAATCCAAATTGACTATTCTTGTCTGGGAATATG